TTCCCCTATTACCCAAACTTATTCTACATCAGGTACTTTAGCAGAGGCTGCAGAAAGTGGAGCAACCCCACCTGACGCTGTTTTGTAATAACCATACGCACCTTTAGGCAAGGTAAATGGCGCAGTGGGTGTATTACATTCGCTGTATGGTGCTTTACCATCTGCTTGATAGAACGATGGCCAAGTAAAGTCTGGTGCTATGCAATTGGTCTTAGCAGTTGCAAGTGGAATGTTATAGCAAACTGGCGATACATGGTCGCAAATCTCACGCAACCATTGACGGCCATCTGGTGCAGTTGCATACTGGTCAATGTGAGCGTCTGCCAGCATCTCTGCAACTTCGTGCATAACGACAGTAGCAACGCCAGGTGTAAGGCGTGCAGGGCTGATCTGCTTACCAAGCAAAACAAAAGGCTTGGAGTATGTGCCAAGATAACTGCGTTTGCCGTAGGCATTAGAGCGAATATACGCCACTGGATTGCCAAGATGATCTAACTCATGGTAGCCAAGTGCAATACTGGTCATGCTTGCATTGGGAAACTTATCCACAATCAACACATTCCAATCACCATCCACAGGTGCAAGGCCGTACTGAACTGTATAGCCAGGCAAATTCCACGCCTGACAGACTTGCTGAACAAAGATTTTAACTGCCTGTGTAGTCAGAAATGTATCCTGACTTGCATTGGCCGATGTTGAGTCATTGACGATGTTGATTACTGGCATTGCTATCTCCTGATGTTGTCCGTTGAGTAAAACCCGTCGGCATTAAAGCGGACAGGAGCCGCATAAAAGATTCGATCCATAAGATTGTCGCAGTGCATTGGGGCGGATGACTCCGCGTGGATTGATCGTTCAACTGTTTCCTCTACTCCGCACTTGCCACACTTGTAGTCATAACTAGGCATCTGTCTCTACCTCTCGCTCAAATGGTGATTGTCCACCGAGATGATTGTTAAGTCTGCGTAGCGCACCATCCACCTTGCGGTGAGCAGTAGTATCGCTTACCTGTAATTCTTCTGCAATCTGAGCAAAGGTCAACTGATGCTCAAACTTCAACTGCAATACGTCTCTGTCCATCTCATCCAACTTAGCCATCGCACGGCGAATGTCGAATAATTGTATGACATAGTTGCCACCTTCAGCAGGATTGCCAGAACCAGATACACGCTCACCATCAATCTTGTGAGTCTCAACCACATCAGACCAAACAAATGGTAACAATTCAGACAAAGTGATAGGCGAGTAGTACGCCTCATCTTCTAGCGAATAGCCAAGTGATTGCGCTTTGCGCTTGCGACAGTATCTATCAGCATGGCGTGAGAGTGTCTTGCCCAACTGCTTTACGCCACCCTTATAGGCTTCAGCATCTTGATCTGGGTCAAGCCACTCACGCACTTTCTTCTCACGACGCAATACCCATACCAAGCATTCCTGCTTAACATCGGATACATCGAAATAGGTGTGGTATTTCCTATGTACGATACGCGCAACTTGCGAGGCTACTGCCTCTGCTTCCTCAAACCAATTAGCCATAGATCGTCTCAGGTGCGTGTAGGTATTGTTGCTCTACTGCATAAACTGGCGCACGCATAGATGTGTTGTAATACTTTGAATCTTGTGCCTCGTATCCATACATCCATCCGTGGATATTTGCAGTATAAAAAGTAGGCAAAGTTACCAGCAAATATTTGCGTGCTGGATCATCCTTCTCTGTGATGAGCAATTTGCCCGTGGCATAAGCAGTGGTGCGTACCTCAAACTCGCCCACATCACCCATCTTACGCTCTGTAAACAAAGCAAACGGGAACTTATCTTGCCAACGGGCAATCGCTATCTCGCCCAAGCAACCAGATATCTCGCGTGCAACTTGTTCAACCCAAGTGGGTGCATGACCTTGTGATGCGTCATTTCCTTTGGCTCTGTTAAAGTTAAAGCGTGCGACTGCTTCAATCGTAGCAAAGGACAAGTCTCCGTGAGACATCTTTATCTCAATCATGATTTAGGCCATAACCCTCTCTCGACCATCAAGGCGATGACTGCGTAATTAGCCATATCCTTAAAAGAATCTTCAATAGACTCATGCTGCGGAGTTGAGCCACTGTATAGCAAGTTTTTAAGACGCTCAAACTTGTCACCAATACGCACCATCAGGCCATTCATTGCGCCACCAAAGGCGTTGTTGACATTGCCAGGGCCGTAATCGGCTTGCTTACTGATAAGTAAGTTGCCAATCTCATCCATTACTGACCAGACGCCTGCGGCAAATTCCTGATTGGCGGTATTTCCACGAGCAATTGATTTTGGTTCTGAATGGATATAACCTTTAATCCCGTAGATTGTATTAATTTTATCGCTTCCGCCAACTCGTTGTTCACTCATCGTCTCCCCCTGTCGGATATTCTCCAGCATAATAATAATTCTTATCTTCTTGATCTAATTCGTAACAGTGTATCATCTTTGTACCATCTTCTCGATACTCAACCATTTCAATTGAGTCAAGTACCCAAAGTAGATGAGGCACTTCGCCGCCATCCTTTGGGCCATAAATAAACTGTGGCACTACTCTGCTTCGTCTTCTATTTCCCGCAGTATGTACTGAACAATCTCTGAATTATCTCTTAGCGCATTGAGGAAGTGGTAGCCCACAATGTCGCACATTTCTTCCAAGTCAAACCGCTTGCGTGTTGAGAACGGCGTCTCAAAGACAACGGCATGGGTAATCTCGTGGACAAGCACGCGAAGCATCTTGTCCTCTGGAATGTCAGGACGGATGTAGATTGTATTTGTATCTGGGTCTGTCAAGCCGTAAGCATCTGGGTCAGTAAGATCGTATTTGATCTTATACTTCATACCAGAGATGTGAATAGACTTAGGCTTATTCATAAGACTTTTCCCATCCGAAGATAATTACTTTTTTATACAACCAGATAGATCCAGAAAATTTACCAATGCGAATGCCGTAATGGCCTTCTAAGCCAGGCGGCTTTTTTTGGTAGTAAATTCTAAATCTCATGCGGCTATTCTACCAGTAAACCAGTCGGCTCCGTAGGATAGCAACACGTCGTTCACATCCTCGTTGTCGGGCAACATGACGACAGTAGCCCTGTCAAGGTCTTCCTTGATCCGCTTGGCTAACTCTTGGCCTGGGTTGCGGCCGTCTTCTTTAACATCATTGTCAGCAAATATGTAGATATTTTTAAATCCTTCAAATAACTTTGGGAACCAAGGCTACCACTGAGAAACGCCTGCAACGCCCACCGCTGGTACTCCGACAACACCCGACAGTACAATAGTATCAATCTCGCCCTCGCAAATGGCGATAGTGTCAGAATACTTGTGCAGATCAACAACATTAAATAGCCCCACCTTCTGACCAGTAGGGTAAAGATACTTAGGCGTGCCGCCATCAATAGTCCTAAACTTCATTCCCACAACGCCTGTGGGCGTTTGGTACGGGATAGACAACCTGCCAGCCGAATGCTCATGTCCAGCACTAGGCTCCACGACGCTTCCAAGAAGGAACCGCTCCGCCACTTCCTTTGTTATGCCCCGCTCCGCGAGGTAAGAGGCTGCCTGTGGTGTGAGACTGCGTGAATAACGCTCTGCTGCTTCCGTGAGCAAGTTCTTCTGCTCTGCGCTTAACATCTCTAAACTCCTTTAAGTTTTCCATGCGTGCTACGACATCGTAAACATCGCCGAGGATTTGGCAAACTAGACAGTTGTAGCCCTGCGAGTCTAAGTTATAGGCTGCACTGGCGTGTGAATCATCGTGCATAATGCACTTGCAAGGTATCCAGCCGTGGCGGTGCATGATCCGCACCCCGTAATGTTCTAGCACAGTGGCTAGATCAGGCTTACTCTCCACTGGTTACCTTGATCCATTGCTCTAAATCTTGAATGACCCAGGCATTCTCCATGCCGCCCATGCGACGTTTGACAATCACATAGGCGGGCGGAGTTGCTTCTAACCCACGAGCCTTGGCGTAATTGGCTGCCTCAACGGTAGCCTCACGCCAAAACTGCGGTAGGTCCATCTTCGCAGTTGCTTTCAGTTCAAAGACGTATGGCTGTCCCGCAACCATACAGACTATATCCCCTTCATCATCCTTACCAGCAAGGCGTAGCCGCTCTGCTAGTAACCCTCTGGAGCGAAGAAACTTTAGTATGCCAACTTCAAAAGATGACCCTTTGCGCTTGCCGTATGTACTCATAAACCTAGCATCTCAATAATGTCGTGCGCTTCATGTTTAAGCAAATACTTTTTAGCCAATTCATAATCCTCTGGTCTGACATTGATTGTCATAGTTTCTAGGCGCATTGCTGCGCCAGTAAAATCATCAGCCATTACTGCATATCCTTCCATGAGGTTCCAATTGCCTGTGCTGCTCTGTCAGGATAGAGAGTCATACGGCTTGCATCTGCCCACAAAGTGACATACTGCGAACCATCGGCACTATTCTTAGCAAAGCGATTCTTAACGCAAGCCACACGAAATTCACCTGTCATTGACACAAGTGCCACTGTCAAGATCATCTCTGGTAACTGTGCAATCTTTCCCTGAATAGCCTTACGCGCTGGTGGCACATCAGGCCGTCCTTCATTCTCTGTCGTGTGGTGAAGCAACATAACTGCTGCATCAGTTTCACGAGCAATGTGGTGCATCGCCTTGGCTATCTCACGTAGCCCCGACCATTCATCGTTATGAAGCGATACCACATTCATAGCGTTGTCCACAATAATCATGTGTGGATACTCGCCATATGCTTCTGCGTAAGCACGGATGGATAAATCAATCTCATCCAGCGTAGGGGATGGGCTAAAGTCAAACTGTAAGTGTTTAATGCTTTCCAGTTCTTGACCATAAAAGTCTTGACCTGCACCTGAAGCAAAGGCTGCTTCAACAGTAGCAACTTTATGTCCAGTAACCATCGCCGCTGCACGGATTGCAGTCGTATAAGCATCCGTATCTGCTGATATGTACAGCGTTGGCACCTTCATCTGCACTGCCATGTAAAGGGCTAACAATGACTTACCAGCATTTGGCTGGCCTGCAATCATTGTCATCTGCCCCCGCCTGAACCTAATTCCTTCCGTTACTAACGGCTGGAATAGGTCAGGCAGTAGCGCGTAATCATTGGTACTTTTCGCTGCCGCTTGATGTAAGGACAGCATATTAAATTATCGAACGAACTTAGGCTCGCATTGATCGGCTGTACCCTTTGGTGATGGGCAGAACCAACCCTTCCATTCCTTTGGTGCGCCTGGCTTAGATTCACGCCACACTAGCGCACCGTGCTTGCAATGACCTTCTGGGATTGCAACTGGTGCTGGTGGTGTGAATGAACCGTGGCTCACAACCTGTGCGTTGAATGACTGTGCGACAAGACCAGCGGCGTTACCTGCACCACCGAGTGAACCTGCGGTTGCACCGATGAGTGTTGCTGTGTCTTGGATTGTTGCGAGTGATGCTTCCAACTCTGCTGCATTGTCTGCATAGATGTTGATTAAGGTTCCGTCAGCCAACTTGAAGTTGACTTGGAACTTTGTTGTTTCTGCTGCCATTTTTTTCTCCTTATTTCGCTTCTGCTAGTGGGTCATATATTTGTGAAAGTTGTCCGCCTACTGCGTAACAGTAGTCTTTTACACCGCATGTGCTACATGACATACCGATGTTTGGTAGAAATATCTGCGCCTGTAGTCCACGCTCGAACTGGGCAAACATTTCTGTAAATAATGGAACTGTCCAACGATCTAAACCAGATGCTTCCTCAAACTCAGCCTTGCGAGCAGAGTAGAAATAGCCCTTGCTTGGACGGATGCCAAATGTCATCTCCATGCAGCAGGCATACACACCCAATTGCATAGATGTTTCTGGTGTGTAAGCACCAGTTTTAAAGTCAACTACTGCAAGTTCACCCGCTGGTGTAACTGCAATCAGATCGGCAAAGGCTTTGATAGGCACTTCACCAAACATGTTATTAAATTCAATTTCAATGCCAGGAATGCCTTGTGGTGTTTGCCAAATCTCAAAGTGACTTTCTTGCCACACATTGATAAAGTCGAAGAACATTCTTTTGCCGTTTTCGTCCCACCATGCGCCATTTTCTTTATCAGGATTGGCTTTAGATGATCGTCCACCACGACGCCAATCTTGTGGATTGGTACCGCTCTTAGCCTCAACCTCAGCAATCTGATTGGTAAAGGCTTCTTGCCAAATGGCATCCCATGTCATTCTTTAATTTCCTGTCCGAATACAATCTCTTGTGCTTTCTTCAGACCTACAATTGTAGCAGGATTAGTCTCAGCCTTAATCTCTTTCTGAATTAGATCAGATAGAGCCTTACGCATAAGTACCTCTGCCTCAACAAATGCCTGTTCAAAGGCAGTCTTGGTAATTAGTTGTGCGCGTTTCTTACCCATTGTCTTGCTCCAAACTTGCTTCAAGGATAAATAAGTCTAAATCTTCATCGGACATATCTTCCAAGCGATTTTCCCATGCCCAACTAGGTACTGCCTTGCCAACTTCATCAGCAAGTTCAGTAACCATTTCCTCAATCTTTTGAGCAAGATTTGAAATTTTTGCCTCTAGGTTCATAATGCGTTGATATTCTTTTAGTTCTTCTTTAGTTTCCATTATTCACAATCCTCACATGTTACGTTGTCGTTATGCCAGCAATCGCTGTCCCAATCGTACAAACTGTTCAATTTCTCTGATGACCAACTGTTGATCCAAAGTAAAAATCTCTCGTATATGCGCTGGTACATTATTCGTCCAACTTTGGCATAGGCGCAACTGCGAGCGAGTCACATAGCGCACACCGCATATCCAAGAAATAGATGCCCAACTCACCGTCATCGTCAAACTTGCACTTGACGTTCCACAAGTCGCTACCACATGGACAGACACTGATTGGACCGAGTGAACGGTAGTCTGCTTCTGATCCTGGTGTGGCTCTAAGGTCTGCAATCTCATTGCTCATTTCAGAAAGGTACCTCAACTGTCTTTGAATCGTCTTTGGTCTTTTCAAATTGTTGTAGCAGAAACTTCTCTGCCGCTGCGTGAAACGCAGATCCACCAACGAACCACCATGCAGGTTCACTTGGTGCTTGTAAGCCACGCTCTAACTGCCATGCTTTGCCACAGCGTAGCCATGATGTAAATGAACTAAATGATCTGTGATTTAC